AGTTGGCTGCGCCATTCGAGATGGCAACGTTTGCTCCACCAGATGTTAACGAGAGAGTAAAGCCGGTTGTATTCGCTCCAGTAATGAAGTACGATGTACCTTCTGATAAACCTTGAATGCTATTCGCGGTCGAAGAAGAGCCCTTTGCATACCATACTGCATCGCCATTCGTAAAGAGTGTATTTGCGGTTGCAAGAGAGATAAAGTTAGCTGATACGCCATTGGATCCAACTGTTCGTGCTGTCACAGCAGATGCTACGCGATCTGCGAAATCGTCGTTAGACCATACGAAGACAACGTTAGCAGTATTGCTGCCGACTGAAATCGATACATTCGCTGATGTAAGATCTGCAAGAGCATATGCGTTTGCAGTTGTTGAACCGTAAGAAGTATTGGTTTCGAAAGTGATAGTTTCAGCGTATTGTCTATCACTGTCGCACATTGAAACTTTCAGAGAGTTACCGAGTGCACCAGGATAACGAGCTACAAACTCTGTTCCTGTAAATGTTGCATTCGCTGCACCTTTGTTTTCGAATTCTTCGGAGTTTCTAACAACTACGTTTGATGCAACGACTGCAGCTGTATCACCAGCATAAGCAGAAAGAGTCGTAGTGTTTGCAAAGAATGAAAGAACCGCAGAAGCGCTTGTAGTAGCTGCTCTCGAAATAGTAGTAGTGGTATTGGAAACCGCCGTAACGAAGGTATCATCTGGAATGCCATCGCCTTGTACGCGATTACCAACTGTAAGGCCAAGAGCCGCGCCGTTCGATGTGGCAAGCGTAGTATTACTACTAAGAGTAACAGTCGCTGTATTAGAGAAACCTGTTGTATTGGCAGCACGCGAAACATATAGAGCATTGCCATAAGAAAGGAAGTTTGCTGCTGTATAGAACGTTTCGTAGTTGTCCGAGGTCGGTTTACCGAAGCGATTTGCGAGTGTATTTTCTGAATCTACAAGAACGAACTTTCCGACTGGTCCCCAACGAAATACTCCGCCAAAACCTCCGACAGTAGTCGCAAGTGCTGGAACAGTAGTTGTAAGATCAATTTCGGAAACATTGATTCCTGGGCTGACTTGAAACGCCATTGTTATCTCCCTTTAAAGGTTAGTCATGTAAGTTGCATTTACTTTATTTATAACTTCAAAAAATTAGGGTATTTGTTTATGAAAACACGAGGCAAACGTATGTTTAATCGTTCCCTAGCAGAATCTAGATTTTCAGATAGTAGTTTATCATAATCTTCGGCTAATAGAAACTTAGCCTTTTTGCCATTTCGATAAGCTTCATACACCATTCGAAGCCGAGTAAAAGCTTCAGAAGGATGTCTTATTAAAAGCGTGAATAAGATACTTAAACTAATTACTAACCACGCAAGCGACCGGGTTTGTGCATAAGAAAACATTATCATACACATTTCTCCTTCTGCAGTTGTAGGATAATTAGTTAAAATATGCCATATATCATGAGTATCGCGGTATCTTCTTGCCATCCAACTGTAAGGATGTTTAACTTCAATCCATTGATCAGCGGCGTTTTTTCTACTCATTGCTACAATAGCTAATCGATGGTGCTGAAAACAATCAGCAGCTGCTTTACCAACAGATTTTTCAGGTCTATTCACAAGACCTGGCAAATATTCTGATATTTCTTCAGACTTATATGCCATCTCTCCGCCTGTTCGAGTTTCGAGCATCTTTTTATACGTATATTTTAAAGAAGGTCCACTGCCATGGCGTACTACTTGTAAAATAAAAATTAAGGCTTTCCCAGGATTATTCAGTGCATACTTCATAGGTTTAATTAATTTTCTGAGATTAAGTCCGTATTCATCTTTCATATCAAAAGTTTCCTTCAAAAAACCCTCGCTTTTGTGCTACCCAAAAATCATCTCTTGGACCACCGTCAAAGAGTGGTTCGTTGACTTCTTCGTCATGTATATCATCGCCTGTACTCATTAATCCGAATGGTAGCATTTGTTGCTCAAGCATTTTCTCGTTCTGCTCGTAGATTTGCATACGAATATCGATATTTGTAATTTCTTTCAGATATGGTTGTGTAGTTAACCAGGCAAAGAGAACACAACACATGGCCATATCATCGTTACCATCTTCTGCTTCGTAAGACTGATTCCCTTTCAAGGTGTTCTTGAGTGAGAAACGACTTAACTCATAGATGGTATCATAATCATAGATCAAGAACTTGTCGGCCTCGACGAGAGTCTTGAGTGTGGCACAACCAATTCTCTTGACTTGTTTTGATGTTTTGACTCCATAATGTGTAGTGGTAGCAAAACCACCTGATAAACTTTGTCCTGTTCTACCATTATTGGCAGTCACAAGAACTCCGTCATATTCAAGATCATAGTGTAAGATGTCAGCCACTTGCTGACCAATATCATTTGTTTCGACGAGAACAAGAGCATCATTGTATTTGACTGCAGCTCCATAGATAATGTTTGGATATATCAATGGAGATATTAGATTATTTCGAAATGCGGCCACTTGACGATATGGCATCGTCGATACGTTGACGACAATAAAAGCAGAATAGTCGGCTCCGGCTCCTCGAGCAGTATCAACCACAATCGCATAAATGGTATCTGGTTCTGGTTCTTCGTAGATCTTCAATCCACCATCAGCCTGAGCAATTGGATTTTTATAAACCATATTACGAAGTTTGGTAGGATGAATCAGTGTATTCGAAGATCCAAGGAATTCGCACTCATATTCTTGTCTAAACTGATCTTCAGACGTATTGCTGATCGTCTGTTCTTTCCATGCATCATCGCGGCCTGGAATTTGTGACCAGTGAACGTCAACACGAGCATAAGCATTTCTACCTTCTTCAGACTCTGTCCAGATACGATAGAACATGTTCATGCCATTCGGTGTCGAAGTAATCAGAACCTTCGAACTTTGACCAGATGAAATGGTAGGATAAACCGAAGCGAAGAACTCATCTTGAATGTTGGTCGGAACGAAGGCAAACTCGTCAAGGTAAACCATGTTCTGAGAAGTACCACGAATCGCAGAAGATGAGGTAGCCGAGGCAAGGATTTCAGATCCATTCTCGAGCTTAATGTTACCTTTATTCCATTCAGTCACGCCCATCTGAAGCCACTTCGGAAGATGCTCGAACATCAACTGAATACGTCCAAGGATTTCTCGAGCTTGTCTGTCTTTGTTGGCCAGAATAGCAATCGAGTATTCTTCGTTGAATACGATCTTCCAAAGTAAGTAAGCGGCAACAGTCGTCGTCTTACCGACCTGACGAGGCATCTTACAGATAACAAATCGATTCTCTTCGAAGGCGAGGATCATTTCTTTCTGAAATTCCCAGAGCGGGAACATGATCAAACCTTTGTCAATGTTGACAATCTTACAGTAAGTTAAGATAAAGTAGATCGGATCCTCAGAGCACTTGATATACTCGGCAACCTGCTCTGGAGTATACTCGACTTTTGTGTCGGCTCTTTTTAATCGAGGATTACCTAAATAATTTTCACTCGCCATCTTTATGCTGCTTTAGATATTTTTGTAATTCTGCAGTCGACCCGACGAACAAATTATTTGTGACTTGTTGAGCGGTAGCAGTTGGATCATCTTCCATCAGTTTTTTCTTTTTGACTTGTAAATCCAGAAGATCTTTGCTCGCTCCAACCATGGTGTTCATCATTCCAGCAAGTACTTCATATGCTCTTGGATGTTGACTTTGTTTCGCTACATCCATCAGATCAAAGAGAGCTTCTTGCCCTTTATTAATGACTTCCATCATATTCTCGCGAGCAAATTCAAAGTCAGCCGAGACTTGTGTGCTCATCTTCTTTTCGATCACAGCCGGAAGAGTTTCGCCTGCGGCGATGTTTAAAAATTTATCAAGTTCATTGCTCATTAGATATTCTCAGTAATTGTATTAATAATGCTATAGTTATCTGTACTTATAATATCTTCGTATGAAATACTTAAAGCAGTGTTGGTAGTAGGTTGTCCATTTGCTGTCAGTCCAGGACGTGAAGTCACTACTATCGTATTCGCCGTGCTATTAGTATTTCCGGTCGCGACATCTTCTGGAAATCTAAATACAGTTTCAGCATGTTTAATTAGTTTTGATTTCTTCGATGGTCCGTACAACCAACCTTTCAATGTAAAGTTGAGTGTCCATATTAAAGCTCTTCTTTGTTCGAAGCTGCCTTCATATTGATCTTGAGAAGAGATGCTATTTAAAATAATAGGAATATCGCGAGCACTATCGACTTCTGGTACAACATTCACGCTCACAGTAAAAGCAGGTGTAAAGTAAGGTACGATCTGTTCTACTATTCTTGTGCCATCTTCGGCGTTCTTCACTAAGATATTCATCTCAAACTGCATATCATACGGAACAGGTTGATATTGATATTTGACTTCATCGTCTGTGCCTGCAGTGGCAGATTGTTTCGTCAGTTTATTCAAAGTATTTAACTTACGAGTAGGATCATATTCTAAAGTCGTCATTTCAAAAGAAATGCGAGGAAGAATAATACCAACTTGATTATCGAGTCTCGGGCTTTGTTCAAGTCTCGAAAGTATTTTGTCTTTTGGACCGTACGTTAAAGGAACTTTCAGAGTCTGAAGTACTTCTCCGGTCGAGCTGAGTCGATTGATATAGATATCGTTGAAGACAGTTCCGAATACAATGATGTATTTTCTTAGACTGTCATGGTTCCATGTTCTTCCAAACATTATACTTGTCCCTCACTAAACGGATCTATCTGCGTCCAGTCAAGGATAGTGTCCCCGTCTGTTTCAAACTCGACATTATCTTCGAATGCATCTCCGGCTTGTGTACCAAAATCATAGCTGCCTTGTATGATTGGATTTCCTTCTTGAGTAACCAGAAGTAAATTGTCATTTGTCAAGATTCCAAAGGCATCGAGGCTGAGACTACTTAATTTCTCAATACTGTCAATGGCTTCAATGCCAGTATTTAACTTCTCACTTCCATACTCAAACATCTCGCAGACGAGATCATACATCTGAATAGCGCCCATCTGATAAAAGACAGGAGTTTTATTGACATACTTGACATACATCAAACGATCAGCCATGGCAAGATAAATCAAATCACCTTCTTGTGGACGATCGATCATTTCTACTGAACCAATCTCGTTCATGAAGTTACGAACAGAGACAGTAAATGTAACTTGATCTCGAATCTCAAGACCAAACTTCGATAAGAATTGTCCGTCACCTTCATAGCTTTCATAGCTACGAATATACATGTCAATTAAATAATTACTGTTGTACTGTGATAATGAATCTTCTTCATAAACTTCGTCTTTTTCTATTAAAGTACGAGGACAATAGAATACATCATGACCATATATTTGAATAGACTCAAGAACCAGATCTTCAATTAAGATCTGCTCTTGACTATTCGTAAAGTTGTTGAAATAGAAATTGGTCGACATGTATTATCCAATCATATCGAGAACCGGCAGAGAATAAGAAGAAATCATCTCATCTTCGAGCTTTCTTCTTTCGGCCACAGCATCATCATAAATTTTCTCTCCGTTGAACTGTACTCCACCAGGTAAAGTCATACCACTAAACTTTGTAAGATTCGAACCCCATTGTTCTTTAATGAGAGTCGTAGCATAGTTCTGAAGCCACCGATCGTTATAAGCATCTGTAAAAGTTTCTGGATCGACGACCTCATAAGCTTCTACAAGTAAGAATGAGCCAACAGCAACCGTGTTCCAGTCCATGTCGACATGTAATCGATCTTTATGACGAGAATAGCGAATCGGTTGTTTACCGACGAGAAGCTCTGTCATGAGTGCAAGATGTTCCATCACCATATAATATGGAACAAGAGATACGTTTGTGAGAGTATAAATATCATTCAGTGCGATTTGATATCGAATATTGAAAAGATCGTCAGAGCTTATCGAAGGATCTCCCATCGAGAAGATGCTGACAGCGCCGATGATATTTTCTGGAAGAGTAATATACTTGTTTGTGACATCAGTATCAGTGATCGCATGCTTATAGTATATTTTTTCTGAACCATCAAAGTGATAGTCATACCAGTAACGTAAAGCTTCGTCGATACGATCGTCGACTTGATCATCATCGACGTTAATCTCAATGACTGGTTTGCCGAGCTTTCGAAGGCAATACTCTTTAAATGTCGCTTTTGTAGTAGGAGTTGCCATCGAATACCTCTTTTACTATATTTATCCTTTAGTTATTTATAAGCAATATAAATACAGCCAGTACATGATGAGGACTTGAAATATTATGAATTTAGACTTGATGATTATTGATAACTTCTATATCAATCCCGACGCCGTGAGAGCTTTTGCTTTGACTCAAAACTTTGGCGTCATAGGTAACTATCCAGGAAAACGAACACCTTCATTTTTGACACAAGACGTCAAAGATTGCATTCAGCATTGGATGAATCCAGTCGGAAAGATTTCCAACTGGCACGAAGATTCAGGTTATACTGGCGCCTTTCAATACGCTACCGCTTCAGATCGAACGTGGATTCATTGCGATCATACGAGCATGTGGGCTGGTGTATGCTACTTGTCACCAGATGCTCCATATACCGCTGGCACTGCCATGTATCGGCACAAAGAAACGGGCGAATATCGAGCTCCAACGAACGAGCATGAGGCATACGACTATACCAAGTGGGATCGAATCGATGTTGTAGGCAACAAATACAATCGATTAATTCTCTACAGCGGAGATCTCTTTCATGCTAGCTTAGATTATTTCGGTAAAGATTTGTATGATGGCCGTCTGTTTCAGACATTCTTCTTTGACACGGAGCATGCACAATGAAAGTTTGTAAGGTAATATGGTCGACCAATCGACTCGAGTATTTGATTCCTACACTCAAATCTCAGCGAGATATGTTAAACTTTGAAGGTTGCGAAGTCGAAGGCATCTTTTTCGACGATATGCCAAAAGGGCGGCATGACGGTACGATGTTCGAGCTAGCTAAGAATTTTGGCTTTACTGAAATCTTCTTACATCAACAGAATATGGGTTTGCCATACGTATGGAATCGAACCTTCGAACTCCTGAGAGAACGAGATTATGATTACGTGTATCTATCTGAAGATGATGTGACGTTCAACTGTCCGATTCGAATGCTCGACATGACTCAGATCTTACATGACTATCGTAACGTTTCTCAGGTATGCTTGACACGACAGAAATGGTATGACTTTGAAGAGGAAACACAAGCTTATGAAACAGACATTACACTTGGAAAATACCGTGGCGAGCTTTCTGAAGCATATTTTTGGAGTTTGGCAAGTGTTTTTCCGCGTGCCATAGTAGATCTTCCTCATGCCGAATCAGTAGGCGAGAAGAACTTGAGCGAGTATGTTGTAGCAAAATCATTGCAGCAACTTGGTATGCAGACATGTAAGCTGAAGACCGAAGAAGGCCATAACATTGTAAATCATATCGGCGAATATAGCATCGGTAAACGAGCAGAACCAGGAGATCCTCGCTACGAAGATTTTGCATCATATGATCCTGAAACAAAATACAGTTCAAAGCATGGAACGAAGTGGAGTTAAGTTATGAACTTAGAATTTTCAGAAATAAAACTTTACAATCCGGGGGTTCTTAAAACACGAATTCCAGCTTCTATTTTTGCTGATCTCACTCGAGACTTGCAAAAGCAAGTTGATAATAAGCCGAAAAAATACAATGCTTTTTTAATAGGACAAATAGAAACAGAATTTCAGTACGTTATTAACGGACAATTTAGAGATTGTATAGAGCAAACGTATCTCGAATATTCAAGAAAATTTAATTTTTATGAAAATCAAAATTATATCATTGATAATGACGCATGGGTCAATTTTCAAAAGAAACACGAATATAATCCAATACATTTTCACCACAAAGCTATTTCATGGGTTACATGGATTACAATTCCTTATGATTTAGAAGAGGAATTAAATATGCCAAATGTAAGAGAAGCACATGTTAAATATGCATCAAAGTTTCAATTTATTTACAACTCATTCGATGGAGGAATTAGCACGACTCAACTAGATATTGATAAGACGTGGGAAGGTTCTCTTATTATGTTTCCAAATTATCTCAAGCATCAGGTATATCCATTTCAAACCTCAAACGAATGCCGTATTTCTATTTCTGGTAATATCGATATTAGAAATCAATAGTTCAAAGCGCGGAACTAAATGGACTTGAGGCTACAGTCGTCCCAGAAATTAATCAACATACTCTTACGTGAGCCTCTTTTGACTTCGTTAATCCAATGATAGTATCGACTGCCTTCGAAGTATAAGACTGCCCCTTTGGTGGGCTGAAAAGATTCGTGCGTATATTTCAGCAACTCTTCTTTTAAAACTTCTGGCGGATTAAGTTCTCTTTCGTAATCTAACCAACTTCTTTCGGAAACACAAAATTCTCCGCCTTCAAGATCGATTGCTTCTAAGTAACATGATATGGTAATTGGAGACATTAATTCTTTTGGTTGCAACTTTTCTCCAGCATTAATTCTATCTCGAAGTTTCTCATTAAAATCGACATGGGCCCACAAATCGCCGGAACCTTCTTGAGACTGAAACCAATATTCGATGTGAGTTTTGTTACAACTAAACTGTTCTCGATCGAGAAACTCGAGTACAGCTTCATCTGTTGCGTTCGTAGGAAAGTTACGATCAAAGTAATGTATTTGCGTAGGTCTGTTTAAACCTTCAAGCAATCGTAGTCGAAGATCTTCATCAAGAGTGGATCTACGGATAATCCTCGAGTTTCCATGGTACATTTTCAAATCTTTCAACAATATATTTAACTGCTGCTACATTCTTCGGAGATTTGCCAAAAGTTTTTAAGAAAGAGTTTGGCATTTTCTTAAAAGAGGAAGCTCCTGTTTTATTATCACATTCTGCTGGATGTCGAGAAATTTTCAACTCGTCGCATATCTTATCGATATTGGCTTGAGTAAAAAAATCCTCATAAAAGAAGTAGAGTGGATTTGCGAACACACTATCTAAAGCTTCGATAGTTTCTTTATATTTACATGATATGAAATTGCTCATGACAAATCGTGAAGCTAACGACCGATTTGGAATTTTGCCACCTCCAAGCGTGTTCCATGCAGACCAACTTCTCCGAATAGGATCTCGCATAATATAAACTGGTACCACTTCGATATCGTACTTCAATAAACCGGCTTTTATTAATCGAAAGACGTTCTCGCTCGATCCTTCATAGTGTGTAAAGTCGCCTGTAACTTGATTTATGCTTGAAACTGCACGAAAGAAAGATTCAATATCTTTTCTATATTCGCCTACATCTTCTAAGACAGGAACTAAATCATCTCTCTGAATGATATTGAGTTCTTTTCCCATATCATAGAAATCTGGGTGTTCTTTAAAATACTTATATAACCAAGTAGTGCCAGATTTCTCGGCTCCTACATTCAATAGAAACTTCATAGATTTAATTGTATTAATATATTTCTAAAATTTGGTCCGAGAGTTGGAGATTCTACGTCTTCTAAGAGTTCATAGTTTCCAGCATTCGCACGACTTCGTAATGTTTTATGATAGATTGAATTTGCAAGAATATTCCTATACAAATGTTTAGTTACACCAATTTGAATATTAAAATTATTTTTGGCTGTTACATTTTCTTGATTAAAAACATAATTTCTAGAACCGTTTTCATCTGGAGCAGTAAGTAAATGCCTACCATCGAGTGTACCATCTTCAAGTATAAACCCGCTTACAAATCCCAGATCTTTTCCAGTGTCAAGATCGACGAATTTTGCCATCACATATCTATCATTTGGACCGTGAGGATTTAATCCTGGCCATTCATTATTTGCGCCGCTTTCAATGAGTGCAATCATTGCGGCTTTTCGTTCTGCGTCAGTCATTGTTGAACCTGCAGGCCAATTCGCATCAATTGCATCTTTTGATCTTTCATATAAGTCATCAAAATCTACTTCTGATAAATCATTTATGACAGTATAAACAATATTCATATCTTAACTTTCTTTGTAGCTATTATATCTGTAATGGTATTTATCCAACCTTCTTTACTTGTATCAAATAGTCGTTCGTGATGTTGTTTATGCATGTGCTCTCCACCACTAATAATTCCATACCAAAATCCCATATCTTTTGGTCCATTCATATCATGATTTAAAGATGCAATTCCTGTGGACCATATCGACAACGTAAGCGGAACAAAGTAAACAAACAAATACGTAGGAATAGATACGAGCAACAATAAGAATGGTAATAATAACAAAACCCAGTATTTTTCATGGAAAAAATTAGTGATTTTGTTACGTGTGAGTCTGACTATTGTTCTAAAATTTGCTCGTCCAATGTCATAGTTCCATAAAATAGGGAAAAGTATTTTCCAACCCTTCAGATGGTAAGGATGTGGATCTTTATCGGTGTCATGATGCGCATGATGATTGTCATGAGAAACGCAAAATTCAAGAGGAGAGGCAAGAGATCCATAAAATCCGAGGGCAGTGCATATGAATTCCATGATAGGATGCATAGTATGAGTGCGATGATTATGGATTCGATGATATGTAATAGATCCGCCAATTACTCTCATCAGAAAGAACATCAATAGAGAAACAAGTATCCATAGAAAAGTTGCGTATTGAATGAGAGCCCACATTGCGATAAATGGACTGATCAGTTGTGTTATTGTAAGTAAATATCTTCTATCAATTTTTGCGTCCATAATACGAATCAATCTCTTTTATAATAGAATCTTTCCCAGGATAAGAATCGAGTAGAGGCGTATTGGTATCTTCGATGCCGTAATACTCTTCGTACCATACAATTTCTTTTTGATATTTATTCAGATAAGCTGTTAATGCGCGATAATCATTATACATTAAACCAATGTTTAAGCGAATAGCATTTGGCTTCAGTTCAGGATATACCTTTAACATATAGTTTGCTATACTCAGCGCTGCGTTTCTCATATTTTTTCGAAGCATAAAGACGCTTGCCTGATTAGCCAAGAGATATGAATGTTGATTTATGAGTACGATATGTTCACTATGATCTTGTAAAATTTCTGCAAACGAATCTTCTGTGAAGTTAGTTTGATAGCCAGTTTCATGAGTTTCAGATTTTCTATTATTTCCAATATGAATAGGGTGTATCTCTCCCACAAACTTTAGCTTTGTTTTTTCTTCAAGATCTAAGCAAAAGCGAGTAGCTCCACAACGTGGGAGAGAACAAACGATCATTCTTCATCTTCACTCATAAAAAGAGTTTTCGGCAATTTGACTTTTTTCTTTGGTTTCTTGGAAATAGCAAGAACGTCGACTTTTCCTGGAAGAACATCAAGACTATAAGTTCGAGCACGCTCTTCAATATCGAGGTTAATAAAATCTACACCGAACTCTTGATGAAATTCAGAAAGAAGATCTTCTCTACACGCCTCGAGATAATGTTTCCATTGCCATCTCCCGATCTCTGCAAGTATTTCTCTTCTTCTTGCAGCCTTTTGATCTTCTGGAGGAGTTTTCGTATGCCAATTACTCGTGTTTTCGAGATGATATGAAACCATCTTACTATGATGGAACATCTTATATCCAGCAGCATATGACATCATCGTCATCATGATTTCTTCTCCAACGAAGAAGATTTTTGGATCTAATCCGACATTGTCAATCCAATCGACGTGTGTAAAGAAGTTTCCTGCCATAATATGAAATGCTGGTCGTGGCATATCAGTTGAAGGAATATTATCTCCGTGTACATCTGGAATGAGAGTGTCAGGATCAATAGTATAATACTTGACTTGACAAGCATCATTTTCTTCATGACAAGGATAAGTTTTAATTTCTCCGTCTTTTTCTTGAATTACAAATGATTTGCAAGATCCAGTGATGATGACTTTATTCGTCTCACACATATCCATGGCTCTCTTATAATCTTCGATCAGAGCACGATCCCAATTCATATCGTGTAACATGTGTGAGTCGACTTGATAGATGAAGTCATACTCGTTTGTGATATTTAACATATTAATGTATCTTGCCCAAACACATCCATCAGAATATTCTGGATCGATTCTTTTATAGATGACATCGTCTCGACTTACAAGTACCGGTTCTGTGCATGCCAAAGAATCTTCGTAACGAGTTTGTTCGAAGATTGAATAGACTACGTTATTTCTATTTGACTTGGTTTGCAACATACTCTTGATGGTGTGTGGAAGCAGAGGATCTTGATACGAGCATACTGAAACAAAAATATTCATTGTTTAATCTCTTCTTTTTGCATATTAAATTTCTTTTTCATTCCCATAAACTTTCGATAGTATTGCTTATCATCTCCGGGAATTAGATTTGTAGTTTTATCTATCATTTCGTCTGTTGCTGGACCAACAGAAGCAGTAATATCTTTATTAAGGAAAGGAATCACGTGCAACAAAGGTTCTCCTGCTTTAATGTGAACGTTACATTCTCTCTTTGGCATACAGATGAAGTTTGTCACATGAAAGTTTTTATAATCTACCAAACCTGGAGTCACATATAAATCATCAAGAAAGGTAGAATGATAGAATGCCGGCATTAATAGCGCGCTAATATTTTTTTGAGTAAAAATTTTCCAAGGAGATGGAAATAAGATTGCTGCAGGATCGATTCCAACTGGTGTAAATGCTCCTTCAATAAACTTTTCATCCATCTTCACTCCGTTATCAAACCCACGGTCTCCTCTCACTCCTCGGTCACCGAGATACCACGAAGTGCCGGCTTTGTTTGCCATAATATGAATATCTACCCAGGCAGGAATAATATATCCGAATTGAGCATAGTCTAAAATTCCTGGACAAAATGGCATCAAATGTTTACCATACTTATCTTGCTGAACTTTACGAGTGTTTGTTGGAACATCAATTGCTCGTTCAACAGAAAAGTTATGATAAGATAACTTTTTAGTATCTACGAATTGAATATCTTTTTTTGGTTTTAAAAAGGAAAATAAGTCTTTCATTTTCTCGGCACTCTTAATTCTTTGGTATATACACTTCTTCGAGTATTTTGCATTTTTGATATCATATTAATTAAACGGAGTTCATCTTCTTTCATATTCCTAATAGTAGGCTTCGATGGAACAGCATCGCGCTTAATTGGAATGGCAATTACTAGCGGCGTACCAGCAAGTAAAAGCACGTCGGCATTTGGAGTGTGCCAGATTGCCGGGAAATTTACTTCTTTTGGATATGTATCTGTATCAACTAATCCTGACAGACATGTAAAATGGCTTTCAAAGTTATTAATCGGTGCTATAAAAAGAGTCGACCAACCTGGAGCAGTTCTTACAATCCATGGATTGACAAACTTGAGAGGAGGTGCAGGAAATCCAGGAGCAGATCTTTCTCCAAGTTGTCGAATGTCATGAAACTCACATACGTTGATCTGTGGAGAAGACGTGACTTCAATTGTACTGCAGTCGTGATTTGATCTGACGGTGAGATCACCGATAAGTGGAATGACATATCCGAGTGACATGGCGTCAATCATTGGCATGCATTTTTTTGCAGTAAAGCTATGCGATCCAGTCCAGTCACGATCATCTCTTCCATCAGTAATCAACGGTGGAATCTTCTTATACCATTCTGGCATATATTTTCCCGCGGGTTTTGGCTGAGGCAATACTTCGACATCATCTCGATGACAATAAAACTCAATGATAGGTTTTTTCTTAAAAGGATTCCAACTTAACATTCTCTTTCACCCATTACCCATGCTACAAGACTTTTACGTAAACCAGAAGTGACCGGCACTACGCGATGTGGCATCCACGAAGCAAAAAATACAACGTCACCTTTATTTGGTTTAAACGAGATTTTTTCTTCAAGATTTCCATTATTAATAATCTCTAACTCGCCGCCTTCATATTCATTCGGATCTGAGAGAAGTAATGATGCCGATATCTTTCTTATATATTTTTGCCAACCAAATTCGACGTCCCAATGCCAAGTATAGTGTTGATCAGGACCATATTTAGAATACTGAAAAGCTTCGACGCCTTCAATGTTGTACATAAAATGGTCACCGTTGACTATTGATATTATTCCAGACATTCTCTGAAATAACCAATCGCTATGTTGGTCGTGATGTATCCATGAGATATCTGAGTCGCGAGTTTCGACTGGAGCCGGAGAATTTGAATCTTGTCCAATTCTACCTTTTTCGAATTCTTGAAGCTTTTCGATGTCAATAATTTTATCGACTTCTTCGGGAGTAAATCCTCCTGTCCACACAGAAAAGCAGTTCAATTGTTTCCCATACTTAGGGATAGTATATGCCATAGTAAATCCTCATCAAGTCACTTATTCAATGGTAATATCTATATATCCTCCAGGCGCTACAGTTACCGAATGTGAAGCGCCATCTGGAAAATCATAGTAGCTTGCCCTCTGATTATTTATCACTGGTGCAGGCGTACCGCCGGCATTTGATCCAGGGAAAGTAATACCGAGCGCATTTGCTGCATTTCCTGGAACCGCCGGAGTTGGAGCATTAAAGTTCTGAGGACCGTTGGTTGCAGGATTAAAGTTTTGAGGACCATTTGTAGGTGCATTAAAATTCTGCGGCCCATTTGTAGGTGCGTTGAAGTTTTGCGGTCCGGCAGTTGGAGCATTAAAGTTTTGCGGTCCGGCAGTTGGAGCATTAAAGTTTTGCGGGCCATTCGTTGGAGCATTAAAATTCTGCGGCCCGTTAGTAGGCGCATTGAAGTTTTGAGGACCATTTGTAGGCGCATTAAAATTCTGCGGCCCATTTGTAGGTGCATTGAAGTTTTGTGGCCCGTTAGTAGGTGCATTGAAGTTTTGTGGCCCGTTAGTAGGTGCATTAAAATTCTGCGGCCCATTTGTAGGTGCATTGAAGTTTTGTGGGCCATTCGTTGGTGCGTTGAAGTTTTGTGGGCCATTTGAAGGCGCATTGAAGTTTTGTGGGCCATTTGAAGGCGCATTGAAGTTTTGAGGGCCATTTGAAGGCGCATTGAAGTTTTGAGGGCCATTTGAAGGCGCATTGAAGTTTTGAGGACCAGGAGATGGAGGCCCTGGTGCATTATAAAAAGCCGGGGTATATCCAAATTTTGGTGATATAAATGCATTCGTTGCTTTGTTACCTGGAGTACCTGGAGTCGCGTTGTATGTACCAGTGCCAGTTCCTGCAACAACGTTAAAGCCAGCACCAGTTCCTGCAACAACGTTAAAGCCAGCACCAGTTCCTGCAACAACGTTAAAGCCAGCACCAGTTCCTGCAACAACGTTAAAGCCAGCGCCAGTTCCTGCAACTTTATTGAATGTACCGGTACCAGTTCCTGCAACTTTATTGAATGTACCGGTACCAGTTCCTGCAACAATATTGAATGTGCTTCCAGTACCAGGAACAATATTAAATGTGCTTCCAGTACCAGGAACTTTATTGAATGTACCGGTACCGGTTCCTGCAACAATATTAAAGTTAGCTCCAGGGCCAGGAACAATATTAAATGTGCTTCCAGTACCAGGAACTTTATTGAATGTACCGGTACCGGTTCCTGCAACAATATTAAATGTACCTGTGCCAGTTCCTGCAACAATATTAAATGTGCTTCCAGTTCCAGGAACAATATTAAAGGTAGCTCCAGGTCCAGGAATTACGTTGAATGTTCCTGTTGCATTTCCGGCGACAATATTAAAGTTAGCTCCAGGGCCAGGAATTAATGCGGTTCCAGTACCACCTTGTCCTGAAACAAGAATACTATTCCTACCATAAGGAATCGCGATATTTCCTGGACTGTTAAACTTCGTCGTACCGACGCCGCTTGCTCTCCAGGTTTTTTCGAGTGTAAATTTAGAACCGCCACCAATACCCATATCTTAGCTCGCATTCTTCACTGACAACGAAACAATGTAAGTATTGCCTGCGTCATACGTCATAATCGACCAGATATCGACAGCATTTGCAGTGGTTGTCGCAGGAGGCGAGACAGCACCCGCGTATTTAGTACCTGTTGGCCATGTGATCGTACGTCCACCTGTAGCATCTTGTTTGGCTACAAGTGTAGCAGAAACCATTCTTGTATTCGCTGGAACTCCGGATGGTGAGATTGTCGTGTTTCCAGTAAGTATTAGATCGAAGAAGTTTGCAGTCGAAAAGTCTAGTGTAAATGTACCAGTCACTGCCGCGTTTGACACTTCGTGTTCAGAGTAACCTGCTAGCACCGGGCGAGTAATAAAATTGTTCGCCATTACAACGTTGGCAGCGTGAGTAGTAATGCCTCCTACTTGTAAAGTGGTCGATACGTTTGCAAAGCCAGTTGATGTAATGCCCGTTGAGTTGGCAATGAAGCTAGAACCGACAGTATGCGAAGCAGCATTGACTGCGCCTTGAAATAAACCACCAGTAAGACTTATTGTTCCAGTAGAATCATTTAGGGTTCCGTTGCCGATAGACAATATTGCCCCTGACGAACGAGAAATACCAGCATCATTATTGAATTTTAACACTCCCCCGGCGGCGATATTAATTGAGCCTGTTGTGTCAATTGAATTGGCGGACAAAACAAACCTAGAAGTGGTATTACCTAATGTCTGCCCTGATGAGTTTGATGTAGGAACAATTGCAGTAGCGTTAATTGTGACGCCGGTAGTAGTAAATGAAGCAGCGTTTACAGTGCCTGTATGATAGGCACCTGTTGTGTTTGCAATGAATGAAGTGCCGACAGTTAACAATGCTGAGTTGACTGAAACTGAAGCATTAGCAAAACCAGTAATCGTTGTGTTACCGGCAGCAAGAGTTGTGACGCCTGATAAAGCTCCACCAAGCGTAAGAGAACTTAAAGTACCAACGGAGGTAAGAGACGATGCAAGAATTCCAGTACCTAAAGCTGTAGAGTTAGCAATAGTAGTAGTACCGATCTTATAAACTTTACCGGCCGCAAGATCGATATGTTCGGAAGCGGTCCAGCTGTCAGTTGCATCAACCCAGTTAAATGTCTTATCGGTAGCACCTTTCAGAGTAATACCGCCGCCATCGGCAGTGACATCACTTGGAGTAGTCACATCACCAAGTATAATATTTTTATCTTCTACAAGAAGATTTGTAGAATTTATATTCGTTGTTGTACCATTGATAGTGAGGTTACCAGAAACGGTAATATCACCAGTAATCGTAGTATTACCGGCAGCGAGTGTCGTAACACCAGAAGCTGCGCCTGCTAACGTAAGAGATGTGATTGATAAGGCTGAGTTCACATGAATGCCGGCAGTATTCACAGTGAGTGTCGAACCGGTCGTTACACCGAGTGTACCTGTCGTGGTAATTGTTCCACCAGAAAGACCATTACCAGTTGCGACAGATGTGACTGTTCCTCCGGCATTGTCATCAGCTGCCCAGTATATCGAAGTACCATTTGAGTGTAATACTTGACCGGCAGTACCGATACCACCGTTCGCTTCAAGTCCGACTGCCGTACCGATAGCCACTTTGCTCGTGTTGGCAACAAAGCTAGAACCTACAGTGAGTGAAGCTGAGTTGACGCTGGTGCTGACATTCGCAAAACCAGTAATAGTTGTATTACCGCCTGCTATTGTAGTGCCTACATTCAGACCTGATTTAACGCGAAAGTTATTTGGTGTAGCCATCTGGTTCCCTATCCCACAGATTTTATTCTATTGTATTTATAACTTTAAGCTTTTTATTTGTGGTTATTTTTTAAATTGACTGTCTGATTACTTTGACTGTTTGTGTTACTGATCCATTTGCAGAAGTTGATGTAAAATAGATTTCTACGTTAGCGTTGTTGATGCCCGCGTCGAACGAACCTAGAGAGGTATTAAATAATTGAGCATATTCTGTAATAAGAACGTCGGTGTTGTCATGTAGTAGTAAGATTTCTGATGTGTGTCTTTCAGTACCAGACGATGGCTTAACTGTTAGAATAAGTTTTCCAAAGCTGTAGTTAGCTTTAGGGAACGAATCTATAATATTCTGGGTTGTATTAGATACTGTAGCTGTGTTACTGAAGATAGCAGCGTTATCTAAGATAAGCGCTTTAGCAGATACGTTAGCCCCAGCTGAAACATTGCCAGTAAGCGTTGTTATGCCGGATACCACTAAGTTGCCGGTAATGCTTGAATTACCACTTACGGCAAGAGTAGTACTAATATTAGCAAAGCCTGTTGATGTAATGCCTGTTGAGTTGGCAATGAAGCTAGAACCGACAGTATGTGAAGCGGCATTCACTGTTCCTGTATGGAATGCACCGAGAGTGTTGGCAATAAAACTTGTACCGACAGTTAGAAGCGCAGAGTTAACTGATACTGAAGCATTAGCAAAACCAGTGATCGTAGTATTACCAGCCGCAAGAGTTGTAATGCCCGAAGCTGCTCCAGCAATAGTCAGCGACGAACCACCTTGGATAGTTGTAGTTACGTTAGCAAAACCGGTGATGGTGGTATTACCGACTGCGAATGCTCCGTTATAAGTAAGCGCGCCTGCGCCAGTTCTACCAAGTTTTGTCGTTGTGTCTGCGTTACCAAATATAATAAAACCATTATTGGCAGATTGTTGACCGCGAATAGATACTGTATCAGCTGTGTTGACGTCTCCAAACCAAGCATCGTCACCGATTGAAATATTAGTACCTGATCCGTTATTACTCGTCAGTAATCTATCAATCGATAGTGCCGAGTTAACGTGAATACCGGTCGTATTGACTGTGAGTGTTGGCCCAGCAGTTACTCCGATTGTACCACTAGTTGTAATCGTTCCACCAGAAAGACCATTGGCTGTCGCGACAGAAGTTACGCCTCCGCCGGTAGCACCTTGAGCGCCTTGTGCACCAGTAACACCTTGAGCGCCTTGAAGTCCTTGAGTACCTTGCGCTCCTTGAGCACCAGTAGTACCTTGAGCACCTTGCGCGCCAGTATCACCTTGAGCGCCTTGAGCACCTTGGGCACCTTGAGCGCCAGTAACGCCTTGAGCTCCAGTTGCACCAGTAATTCCTTGCGCGCCAGTATTACCAGTTGCTCCTTGAGCACCAGTTGCACCTTGGGCACCCTGAGCACCCGTGTCTCCGAGATCACCTGTTCTTGCAAACGTAATAATAATATCTTCAAGGTTTGTAAACGATGATGCAGAACCACTCACATAAGCACAATTAACTGTGAACCAACCAGTATTATCTGTCAATGCTGAAATTGTAAACAACGCAAAGTCAGAAGCATCAAGCCGATTAGAGATTCTAAAGTGGCCTTTAATTGTGCTTGTAGAATCGTCGATGGTGTTTAGAAATGATTGAATATTAGTAGCTGCATCATTTGATGCATCAATATACATCGCGCTTGCTAAAGTAACGTCGGCATTATTAAATCTTATCTTACCAGTACCAGGATCAGCTGCGCTTGTGCTTGTATCAAATGTATAATCGAACGTAGCACCGCCAAAGTTACCATCATTGCCTTGAGCGCCTTGGGATCCAGTAACACCTTGAGCACCAGTTGCGCCTTGGGCACCAGTATTGCCTTGAGCACCAGTAGCACCTTGAGCACCAGTATCGCCTTGAGCACCTTGAAGTCCTTGAGTACCTTGAGCTCCAGTAGCTCCTTGAGCGCCAGTAGCACCTTGAACGCCTTGAGCTCCAGTTACACCTTGAGCACCTTGAAGTCCTTGAGCACCTTGAGCTCCAGTAGCTCCTTGCGCACCTTGAGCACCAGTAGCTCCTTGCGCACCTTGAGCACCAGTAACACCTTGTGGACCAGCAACCGATGAAGCTGCACCTTGAGCACCGGTTGTACCTTGAGCACCTTGAGCTCCAGTTGCACCTTGTGCACCAGTAGAGCCTTGAGCACCAGTTACACCTTGAGCACCGAGGGTGACGAATGCATTTAAAGTTGTAACTTGGACAACATCACCAGCAATCGCATTCGATGTGAGTGTGAGAACGGTGGTATTTGTTGTGTTATAGTCAACTCCGGCAATTTGACGAGAGCCATTAATAAAGACGTTTTCAAGTCCGGCAGTATATATGAATGTGTTTGATGTATCGTCAGTGCCCGTAAACACCGTCGTATTCGATGCCACAGTAAACGTGTAGGTATTCATGGTGGCAGCATTTGCTTCGCCGCCTGCACCCCAATAAACGCCTGTTCCATTTGATGAAAGAACTTGGCCGCCGGATCCAGACGATCCGTTAGCTACAATCGTAACAACAGCGAGAGAAGAGAGATTTGAACCGACTTCGAAGATGGCATTGGCAGCATCTGAAGAGAAGACTTTACGATCAGTTAGATTAACCGCAAATTCGCCGTTATCAATAAAACCAGAATTTGCTACGTCAGTAGTATTAGCTGTACGACCAGAAATTGTCGTGCGCTTAAATTGAAATTTGTTTGCCATTCTCAACCTCTATATAGAGCAACGAAGCGGTTATGTAACCCCTAATATTCTATTTATACAGAAGTATCTTCAGCTTTTTTATTTTTATTTCCGAGTTTTTCAAGATCAACAATTTTTGCTTGAAGACTGGCCATGGCTTTATCAGCCATGACCAGTTTCGTTTCTAGCATTACGTTCTTACTTGTAAGATCATGTACACTCGCG